AATAAAAGCGGTATCAACTAACCTCACCGGACGGCTAAACGATACTACAATCATTCTTAAAGCCTTTTAAATGTAAAAAGTGATAAATAGTTGTATGGCAACTAGAATAGATCAAATAGGTTACAACGATAGACAAGAAATTATTGAAGAGATATCTTTAAGACTTGCTGACGGCATGGTGGACGTTGAGTTAGATAGAGCCCATTACGACATAGCAATTAATAAAGCAATTCAAAAATATCGTCAATTGAGTAGTGGTAGTGTAGAAGAAGCAGTTATTTTTATACAGACTACAGCAGGTGTAGTAGAATACACCCTTCCAGATGAAGTAATTGATGTCAAACGATTATACAGACGTGGTATAGGTACAAACAGCGGAGGCGGCACAAACTTTGATCCGTTTGATGTTGCATTTAATAATATGTACATGCTACAAGCAGGGCAAATAGGCGGACTAGCAGTATTTGATGCATTTGCGGCGTATAAAGAAACAATTGGTCGTATCTTTGGTAGCGAATATAACTTTACCTTTAATAGAAACAGTAAGCAACTTACTATACTACGAAATGTAAACCATGCAGAAGATATTGCTGTAGGTGTTAATAACTTCATTCCCGAAAGTGTGTTAATTAAAGATGTATATGCGAGTGATTGGTTAAGTAGTTATGCATTAGCACAAAGTAAATTAATGCTAGGTGAAGCAAGAAGTAAGTTTACAGGTGGACTACCAGGCCCAGGCGGAGCAATACAGTTGAACGGTGATGCTCTTAAAAACGAAGCACTATCAGAACTAGAGCAATTGATCTCCGGAATACATAATATGGAAGAAGGCAATTCACCTCTAGGTTTTGTAATAGGATAGGTACTTAAATGTACAAACCTAATGGTTGTTACATTGATTTAAACGTTCCATTACCTATTACAGCCGAAGAACTATTCGATGAAGACGACAACAAGTTTATCAATTGTACGACCCCAGACCAACACAACATATTTTCCAAGCCATTTAACACAACAAACATGTTTTGGAGCATACCGCCCGGCGGCCCAAGCCCAGACGGCACGATTGGCTTTATAACCAATCCAGAAATAGTACAAACTCTTAAAGATTACTATAATACACATTTTGCCATTGATGTATTAGGTGACCATCATGGTGATTATCCAGAGCCATTTAGCATAGTAAAATTTCATAAGACATCTCAGTATCATAGGGAAGGATTGAATACTATACACACTGAAGCGTATAAATCTACAGAAGAATATAAATCTACATTCACCGGTAGATTCCCTTATTGTATCAACTTTAGATTAGTTGGCAAACCCGATGACTCGGCAGTACATTTTGGCGAGCCATCTGACAAGTTGGTCCAAGAAGAACAGTTTTTAGAAAATAAGCTGTTAAATAGTATTAAGAACAAATTAGAATCCGGATACGACTTAGCACAATCAACAACAGGCAGAAGATTACAAGCTAAATCAAAAAAATATGACTTAGGAGTATTTCGGGCCCGGACAGGATTTTATTCTGGTAGAGATGAACAAGAATTATTAACAACAAACGTTGTGCGTTCTGGAAACTATTGTCCATTTATAATAAATGTAGCAGAATGGCATAAAGTTATAGTACCTGCACTACCTGATGGTAATGCACGAGTAACATTAAGATTCATGGGATCCGAATGTTATACGTTTAACGAATTAGAGGAACTACATAAAAATAAAAAATTATTGGTACAAACACAATGATCGATAATCACTTCCAATTGGTATCTTCGGAATTAGATCCTATTTTTCAATTTGCTAAAGATTGTTTTGGTAGAAGTTACGAACGTTTTACTGGAGATGTTAACGAGTTTAATCGAAACGGTAATAATGATCTGTTTATAAGCAAGTACGAGTTAGGTCACTTATATGCGTGGAAAACGGGTGTAATGAATAAGATGATTAGAGACTTACAGAAAAAGGTGACAATCCCGGTAGACGAATTCGCTATTTTACAAACACCAGCACACGGAACATACCAATGGCATCTCGAAGGAACGGAATATACTGAACATTCAACAGAGCAATTTAGACACATAGTCAGCATGACAAGAAGATCAGTTGCACTTAATTACCCACTTGATAATGCAGACTTGTCTAACAGTAGAATTGAATGGGCAACATCTAGTGACAAACTCAAAGAATTATTAATAGACGGATACAGTAATATAATGAATAGTGTTGCCCATGAGCCTACAGCTGGAGTCGATATTGAATTACTTTCACATAACTTCGCAGACGATCATATAAACTTACGTTTAAAAAATACGACATTTCATATAGGGAAATTGCAACACCCTAATATATCCGAAGCACTGAAACTAACCCCCAAAGAAATTAACGATATACTAACGGCGTCGCACGACACCGGCGAAGGTTTATCAGTTAAAGCTATACTCAGTAATGTGTATGATAATCATGATGAGTTACTACTTACTAAAGTAGACGAGTACTATGACATGACAGTACCCACATTAATAAAAACTAATCAGTGGCATAGAGTAGATAACTCCCATGTTGATGAAGATAGAAATATGGGATCAATAAGTTTTAATCCAGAGTATTCTTACTCCGATATTAAAAAGTTAATTATGAATAACGAGTTTATAAAATGAGCGATAATCACTTCCAATTGCCAACGTCGGAATTAGATCCTATTTTTCAATTTGCTAAAGATTGTTTTGGTAGAAGTTACGAACGTTTTACTGGAGATGTTAACGAGTTTAATCGAAATGGGAACAACGACTTCTTTATAACCCAGCACAAGATGGGATTTATATATCTGTGGAAAACGGGCATAATAAATAAGATGGTTAAAGACTTACAGAAAAAGTTGACAATTCCTGTGCATGACGTTATAATTTTACATACGCCAGCACACGGATCATACCAATGGCATAACGAAGGAATGGAATATACTGACAATGCACCAGAAGAATATAGGAAAGCCGTTAGAGCAACAAGGCGCTCTGTTGCACTTAACTACCCGGTATCCGAGTCAGACTTGTCTAACAGTAAAATTGAATGGGCCCAAGCCTATGACAGAGTGGGCGAATTGTTAACACAAGGATACAGTAACATTATGGATAGTGTTGGACTAAATCCGCCACAAGCTATGATAGAAAGTCACATAAAATTGCGTTCTGCAACAATGCCAGATTCAGATATATCTGAAATGGCTGAACTGTTATACATCACACATGACAGTGGCGAAGGTGTAAGAATTAAATCAGGTCACAGTATTGTGTATGATAATCATGATGAGTTACTTACTAAAGTAGATGAATATTACGGAATGCCAGTACCTACATTAATAAGGACTAATCAGTGGCATAGAATAGATAACACGCAAGTAGAGGAAGACAGGAATATGGGGTCGATAAGTTTTGATCCAGATTATTCTTACTTCGATATTAAAAAATTAATTATGAATAACGAGTTTATAAAATGATAATCGGGATAACAGGACTAATAGGCTCTGGTAAAGATACTGTTGCAAGTTGTTTTGTTAACAGAGGCTGTTTACAGGATAGTTTCGCGGCACCACTTAAAGATGTGTGTGCATCTATATTCGGCTGGAACAGATCGGACCTAGAAGGCGACACAATTAATAGTAGAGACTTCAGAGAAACAGCTGATATGTTCTGGACCCGGAAACTGGGCATAGATAATTTTACTCCTAGATTAGCATTACAACTAATGGGAACAGAAGTACTTCGTACTCATTTCCATAAAGATATATGGATCGATAGTTTAGAGTACAGAATGCGTAGAGCAGAAATAGACCATCCTTGTGTAGTTATAAGCGATACTAGATTTACAAATGAATTGGATTTAATTAAACGTTTAGGCGGTGTTGTAATTAACATTGAACGAGGTGAGAAGCCTGAATGGTATGAAACGGCTACCTTAGCCAATGGTGGACATGTTCCATCTCAGCATATAATGAACACGAAATTTAAGCAGGTACACCTCAGCGAATGGAATTGGATAGGGTATGACTTTGACCATGTGCTTACAAACAACGATACGTTAGATGCGTTGCAAACAGGTGTAGATTCCTTGCACGAACTTATTACAGAAAACGATTTAAAAAAATAAATCGTATTTATCAAAACCTTCCAGATTCCTTGCACCCCACTCCGTAATAATACCTTTTCTACGCTTTTTTGATAAATATCTGTATAATTAGATTCATATCAAAGGAGAATATAATATGGCTACATTAGTATCACCAGGTGTTTCCATTAGTGTATCAGACGAATCGTTCTATGCCGCGGCAGGAACAGGAACAGTACCATTAATAATTATAGCGACTGCACAGGATAAAAAAACTCCTGACGGTCTAGGTACTGCGTCAAATACAACTAAGGCAAACGCAGGAAAATTAAAACTTGTAACAAGTCAAAGAGAATTATTACAAACATATGGTAACCCAGTGTTTCATTCTAGTGGCTCAGTTGCATTAAACGGGTATGATCTCAACGAATATGGATTATTAGCCGCACACAGTTTCTTAGGACTTGCCAACAGAGCATACGTTTTAAGAGCTGATTTAGACTTAGGCGACCTTACAGCAAGAAGCACTGCACCAACTGGCGCAATCGCAGACGGCACTTACTGGCTCGACACTGCAAGTTCTTTATTAGGACTTAGAGAATGGTCAGGCACAGCATGGGTTAAGAAATCAGTATCAGTTGTAGATTCAACTAGTATTGATTCAGGAACAGCAGGACCTAAAAGGTCATTTGGCTTAAATGGCGACTATGCCGTTGTAGCTAATACAGCCGCAGGCGGAACTGCCACAGACGTAAAATATTTTGAAAAATACAGTGACGACTGGTACCAAATTGGTACTGCAAGTTGGATTAGTGCTACTAGTAGCGACTTCCAATTTAAAAGTCATTTAGCAGTACCTACATTACAAAGTGACGGAGTTTCTACTCTGGCAACTGGTGATGTTTTCATTCAAACTACTACACCAAATACTGGTGCAAGTTTAAGTGTTAAAGGTTACAGCTTATCAACTAAAACTTTCAGTACTGTAAGTACTCCATTATACTCTACAACAGACTTAGCATATACTAGTATTGGTATGGCAAATGTTACTGTTGGTTCAGTAGTTGGTATTTACAACACTGCTGAAGCAGAAATTGAATTAAAAAGACATAACGGATCAAAAACTGTTACTGCTACTTCAACAGCCATAGCGGCTTTAGACGTTTCAGGTAACTCTAGTTTTGATATTGTTTATAACGGTACAACAGTTGTTGTAACTTTAGCTGGTACTATATCAGGAACTCCTGCTACTTCAACAGCCGATGATGCTATTTTTGACATCAACGCGGCATTGGCGGCGGCAAGTGTAACGGAAGTAGTAGCAAGTGAAGGCACAACTGCTAACACTATAGTATTAACTTCAAGCAAAGGAAGAGACATTGTATTAAATAGTAACCATGCAGACTTTGGACCAAGTACAGTAGGATTTGGAACAGCGGCTGTTACTGTAAGTGCTACATACTCAAACTTCGCGGCACTAAGCTACCAAGCAAGTAAAACATCTTTAACTGGTACTTTAGCAGACGGAACATACTGGTACAACACAGCAGTTTCTAATACATCAATTGACTTGTTAGAGCACAACGGCTCAACTTGGGTAACCTTTACTAAGGACTTCCAAGCAAAAGCAACAGCTCCAACTACACAATCAGACGCAACTGCACTAGTGGCAGGTGATGTTTGGTTAGATTCTGATGATACTGAAAACTTCCCATCACTGAACAAGTGGTCAGGAACGGCTTGGGTTGCAGTAGACGGCGCAGAGCAAAATACAGCAGATGGCGTTGTATTTGCAGACTTTAGACAATCAGCAAGTAGTTCTTTAGATGCAGACGCACCGTTGGCTTCACTATATCCAAACGGAATATTAGGTTGGAACAAAAGAGCATCAGCTGGTAACGTAAAAGAGTACAAACTCAATTACACACCAAGCGGAACTAACATTGGTAATGTTTGGGTAGATGCTTCTGGAAATAAGCAAGACGGTAATATGCATGGTTTGAGAAAATCAGTACATAACTTAGTTAAAGTTAAAATGCAAAGTGCTATTGCGTCTAACGATGATATTAGAGCTGAAACAAATGCTTTTAATGTTATAGCCGCTCCAGGCATGCCAGAAATGCTAGACGAAATGATTACCTTAAGCACAGACAGAAGAAATACTGCCTTTGTGATCGGTGACACACCGTTTAGACTTAAAGCAGATGCAACTAGTATTACTAATTGGGCAACCAATAAAGCAGTAGCAAGTGAAAACGGAGAAGACGGACTTGTTTCAGCTTCACCTTACGCGGCTATTTATTATCCTAGTGCATTAACAACAAACCTAGACGGAACTAACGTAGTTGTTCCAGCTTCACATGTTGCTTTAAGAACTATTGCATATAACGATAACGTTGCTTATCCTTGGTTTGCACCAGCAGGCTTCCAAAGAGGACTAGTGCAGAATGCTACTTCAGTTGGTTATGTAGATCCTACATCAGGTGAGTACACTGCGGTAACACTTAACGAAGGTCAAAGAGATACTTTATATCAAAACAAACTTAATCCTATTGCTTCTTTCCCAGGAAGAGGACTTGCAGTATTTGGTCAGAAAACTCTGAACCCAACTGCTAGTGCATTAGATAGAATTAACGTTGCTAGACTTATGGTTTACATAAGAGAAAGACTTGATGATATCGTTAAACCTTTATTGTTTGAACCAAATGATGCGGTTATCAGAATGAAAGCCAAAAACATTGTTGACGGACTGTTAAGTCAGTTAGTTACAACACGTGGATTAGTAGACTTTATTACAGTTTGTGATACTTCTAATAATACAGCGGCTAGAATAGACAGAAACGAACTTTACATTGACATTGCAGTACAGCCAATGAAAGCAGTTGAGTTTATATACATTCCGATTAGAATCCAAAACACTTTGGGCCAAACTGGAAGTTAATAACAAAGAAAACGAGAGAAAGGGCTTAATTGCCCTTTCTTTTTGAGTCTTTTAAAGTACTGTTTAATAATTTCTATCGTTATATGATAAATAAGTATTAACAATCATCCTAATATATATTTAGGATATATGGTTTAGGAGAATAAACAAATGGCACAGATTAATCAAAAGACGTTGGACAAATTCGGAGTTCCAACAACTGGTAACACAGGTAGTGGTATTTTAATGCCCAAATTAAAATTCCGATTTAGAGTTATGTTCGGTGGAGATTTTGGTGATGGCGGAGATACCCTTACTATAACACAAAACGTACAAAACGTATCAAGACCTAAAGTAGCATACGAAGAAGTTGTGATTGATAGTTACAATTCAAAAGTATATGTTCAGGGCAAACATGCTTGGGAACCGATTACTGTTGTAATCAGAGATGACGTTAGAAACACAGTTGCAAAAGCAATTGGTTCACAGAATCTTAAGCAGGTAAATCATTATGACCAGACAACACCAGTTGCTGGATCAGACTACAAATTTGATATGCTTATAGAAGTGTTAGATGGACAAACAGCAGATGCTACAGAAAGTTGGGCATTATATGGTTGCTTCATTACAAACACTGATTACAGTGATTCAGACTACTCAACTAATGAGCCAGTCCAGATTACTATGACGCTTAGATACGATAACGCAATACAACAAGACGGATCTAAAGGTGTTATTACTGATAACTCAACAGGTGTTGGAGCCGCAGTAGGATTCACGTACAAGCCTGGCGCTACAACAGGAATATAATTTATAATATAGTGAGGTTACTTAACGTAGCCTCACTTATTATTTTAATAGAGCACACCCTTCATGGCATTCGAACCAACTGATCTACCGAAACTTTTAAACCTCGTTAATGATGCTAAAGCGTTTGGCGGAATGTTCAACGGTGCTGTAAGAGTTTTCACTCCTGCAGAGGACAATGGATCAGGCGGAATGTTCAACGGTAAAGTTACCCCGTTCAAAGCTCGAGGTGACCAACCAACAGGGCATTATTGGAAAGATATTAATAATGCAACCAGATTTAATCCTGAAAATACTCCAGTACGCCTACCGTTCAATGGCTATGTTAATTTTATTTTTAATGATAACATAAACCTGAATGAGTTAAATACTAATGCAGACTTTCAAAACAGATTAAGCAGTATGGTACAATCCAGCACAATGCCAAGTGCAGAGTTTGCCACAACAGTACAAAATCAATATAACAGAAAACGCATAACAGTGTCAGCTGTCGACTATAAACCTGTACAGGTTGTAGTTTACGATACAGTCGATAGTTTATGGGTTACTATGTTAATGAGAATGTACTCACACTTATTCACCAACCCTACTAATATGTATAAAGAAGGTGTAAAAACAACTATTAAGAATGATATAGTTCCTGAATCTGTACCAGATGCCAGTGGAAGTTTTACTAGACCATTCGATAGTAATTCTGCAGGATTAAACTTACAGCCGGCAGATCAACGAAACTTTCTTACAAGTATAGACGTTGTACAGTATCACGGACAGAAGGCTATTAAGTATACATTATTTAATCCTATAATAACTTCCTTTGAAATTACTGGAGTAGACTATACTAACTCAACAGCGGCTAGTACTATTAGTTTAAGTATTGAATATGAAAATTTTACAATGGCACCAAATGTAAATGAACGTATGGAAGAAGACGACCTGAAAAGATTTTCAAACTTTCATACAGGCGAATGGAAAATGTTAGAAGCCGGCGACAAAGCAGAAGGGCAACACCCAAGTGCTATATATCCACTAGCATTACAAGAAAGAAAAGCTGAATTTTTAAACGGCGTATCCAGGAAAGAACAAGTTAGTTTTTTAGATTCGTTTAGCACTAGTGGCGAAGCGCCATTGACAGACGCTGAAGCCAGCAAAATGACAGATACTTACAATGCCGGACAAGCCGTCGGCGGCGGCAATCAGGGAGGCACCGGATAATGAGTACTAGTTTATATGAAACATTTGGTAACGAAGTAAGTTATGAAGTTCGTAAAGATAAACTTGTTAAGTTTTTAGAAAACTCTACTATAGCATTTCCACTACCAGAAGCAAGTGTGGAAATTCTAACAACAATGTTAGGACAACCAAACGCCGGAATGAACGGCGATGAAATTGATTTAGTTTATGGCAGGCTTACTAGTATCGGCTTTAATGAAGCAACAGGCAAAACACTTGCAGTTGCACTAATACAAATTGCCAAACAGCAAGGTGTACACCCGATGGAGTATTTTGAAATAAACGAAACTTCAATCAAACTAGCAGAGAACACTTACAAAGCTATAAATAAAATTAGACCAAAAGGAAATCTTATTGGTTTAACTGTTTCTAAAACAAACAGACAAAGCAAGATAGCAAACGCAATTAGGCCTTAATAATGGCATCACATTATTCCCAAGGGTTATACACACCCCAGAATCCAGAAAAATATATAGGACCTAAAAAGCCTTTTGCACGAAGTAGTTGGGAAACTGCCTTTATGCGATTCTGCGATAGTCATCCGAACATAATAAAATGGGCTAGTGAGAATGTAAAAATTCCTTATAGGCATCCTTTAACAGGCAAAATAACAAACTATGTACCTGACTTTATGGTACAGTACCAAGACAAGAACGGAAAAACATTGGTAGAACTTATAGAAATTAAGCCTAAGAGCCAAACAGTGATAGAAAATGCTAAAGGAAGAGGCGATAAAATGGCAACTATAGTAAATGCCGCCAAGTGGACAGCCGCACAGCAATGGTCAGAAGCAAAAGGCATAAGATTTAAAGTAATAACAGAAGATCAGATATTTAGAAATAATCCTAAGAAACGAGCCACTCCAAAACGCCAACGCAGAAAGTAACACAGCAGGTAAATACTGTTATGACAAAATTAATAGACGCACACTTACTGCATCCGCCAACATCGCAGTTAATCCCTATTGCTAAACGTAATAAAGAACTTCAGTATAATATAACTAACTCATGTAACTTACCACGACAAAGTTTAAATATCACTGTTAACGGTGAATGCTACATAGATAATTGTGAATTATATTTGCCGTTTTCTGTGTGTAACATTTTAGATGTAGAGTCGTTAGAAGAAATTTGGGATCAGCCGTTAGCAAAAGAGTTACAGCAAGATGTAGATGATAAGAAGTTTACCTATTGTGCTGTTGAACATTGCGGCATTATGGATAGAGATTTAGAACACAGTGATGAGCAAGGATTATTCCAATCAATTTTTGTTAATGTAGATGATAGTTGTAATTTAGCATGTCCTAGTTGTAGAACAGGAATGCTTCTTCGACTGCAAGGCGAAAGATTTGATAAGCAAGTACTGTATGCCAAGCATACTATAAAGTTAATAGAACGGTACAAAGGTCGTACAAACGTAACACTAACTGGCAACGGCGATCCTTTAGCAAGTATTATAATGAGGCCATTTGTTAAAGATTGGATTCCACAAGCTAATCATTCTGTTACATTATTTACTAACGGTTTACTAATGAAAAAACAATTAGCCGGAAGTAAAATATTACCAAATATAGGCGAATTTAAAATTAGTATAGATGCTGGCTGTAAAGAAGTGTATGAAGATGTCAGGAGACCCGGAGTTTGGGAAAAACTAATAGAAAATTTAGATTGGATGCAAGAAAACAAACTACCTAATATGAGGATAGCTTTTAACTTTACGGCACAAAAAGCAAATGCACTAGATATTATAAATTTTGTTAGACTATGCGCCAAGTATAATGCTAGGGGATTTATTACTAAGTTAGATGATTGGAAAACATTTGTTAATTATGAAGAAGAGGATATAACCGATAACCTCACACACCCATTACGAGAAGAATTTTTAGCTCAACTTAGAGCAATTGACCTAGAGCCTAATGCACACAACATATCTGTATCACATAATATAGCAAAGTACAAATAAAGTAGGCAAATTTACTGTTTAAAATGTTGTTTACCAACAGAACCACAATGCCACGAGTCGAACTCTGCTGGCAACGAAAAAACTATTGGATATTTATTATTATTAGTTTTTGCTCTAGTTTCTAACCAACAAACTGTGCCCTTATACTTTCGATATATTTCGTATTGATTCTGCATGGTGCTTATAATTTGATCCCTATAACCAAGTAACGATGATTCAGTAAATGTGCTGTCTATATGAGATTGACATTCTCGAATAGTCTCAAATTTGGTATCGTTCCAATGATTATAATTATCGATATGACGGTTAGGTCCCGGATGAAAGCCACGAGTTATATTAGCTAATGCCCAACTTTTTATCTGAGCAGTAATATCATGTCTTACGGTGTAAAATAAGTTAGAACTGTTGTCTAGCCAGTGTTTATAAAATAACTCTCTAGTCTCTCCACGAAGATTATTATTAGTTGGCATTATTTTATATATCTGATTTATAGATTTTGGGTAACTGAACAGGTTTGTATGAAAGTCTAGCTCACCAGTAAATTGATGTTCGTAAGTCATACCCAGAGTTTCACTTAACGCTGTAATAAGTGTACTAGATCCTGTCCTATAGCCTGAAATTATTCCTATCATGATAATACTTAGCATAAATACTGTTATGACAAAGAAATTAGAAGAAGAATTTAATCTACCTCCCATGCAAGACACGTATGAAGCCATACCAGAGACTGCTCCTCAAAAAGAACTAAATGATCAGCAAGTAACTGAATTTGAGACTATAGATGTAGAAGATATTCAAACAGCTTTAACCACAGCAGAAAAAATTGACAATGCTTTACAAAATGTAAAGGGTCTTGAGGATCATAATGTTGAAATGGATGATATTGCTCGACAGGCAACAGACAGTTTTCAGCAGTTGATGAACTTGGGTATGAATGTCGGGGATAGAGAAGCTGGCAGTATATTTGATAGTGCCGCAAAAATGTTAAAGACTGCCTTAGAAGCAAAAGATAGTAAGATTAATTCAAAGTTAAAACAAATTGATATGATGATTAAGAAAGCAAGGCTTGATAGCAATGCTGGTAATTATGATGATGGCAGTCCAGCAACTGCTACAATGGATCGTAACGAATTATTGAAAATAATTAATACTAAAGTAGATGACGTTACTGACTAGGAATAGTCCAAGCACCGTTTTTAAACACTACCACAGTACCATCGTTTGCCAATGAATATTCGCCTTCTTTAGGATTTTGAGGTTCTTTAACTTTAATGGTCATGCTTCTATTTATAAAAAAACGATAAATATGATAAATAAGTGTAACAGGAGTTTATAATAAATGAAAAACTTAAAAGAACTAATTAACGAATCTTTTAGCAAAGAGTACGGCTATAGAATTAAGTTAGCGAGAAATTGTAGCCCGGATGATCTGTCTAAACTAGAAGGCGTTCTTGCAAAGTATAACTTAGTTAGTGCTACTCCTTGGAAAAGATTACCAATCCAAGAAAATCCAATGGAATTTCAAAGATTGAAAGGTGTAAATGTTACATCTGAAGTATGCAGTACAGATGTTGTACTTAAATACCCAGTCAACCAGAGAATACTTGAAGTATTAATATGTGTTGAAATGGGCGTGGATCATGACCATGTATTATGTTACGGTGTTAACGATCCTAGGCGTGTCGAAAGTGAAATGGCTGAGAAAAGACTAGCAGATGACTTAGACAGGAGTGTTGAGACACCAGAAGCACAACTAGAAGAAGTGGATTCAACTGAAGAACAAGAGCATTATACTGCACAGAACGAAGATTTAGACATAGCAGTGTTTGGCGAAGAGTACAATAGTAAATTTTTAGCAGAACTAGAAAGAATCAAAGCAGAAAAAGGTGCTGATTACTTTAAGAACTATCCTACTAAAGACGAGCTAATGGGCGACAACCTAAGAGCAATGCACGATTCAATCACAGGCTTGGCACATGGCGGAAACGCACCTGAATCTAAGATGGCTGATGTAATATCACAAAGTTCGAGAAGAAACTAATATGAATAATCATGACCTAAACAAACGATTAATGGAACTGTTTGCAGAAGCTCCAGCACAAGAAGTTAGTAATTGCTGTGGCGCTCCTATACAAGGAGAAGTAGATAGTGGTCATGGTAGATGTTCACAATGTAAAGAGATGGCATCAGTTGAAACTGATGA